GCACAGCCTCAGTGACAAATTGGTTGACAGTGTCATCCCGGACCAACTTCTCCGTAAGATACGGAGGATGTCGAGAAATTGGAGTTCCCTTAGGTACAGGTCCGTCTGGGCGTAACGCACCAGCAGAAGCTGCAGCCTTCCGGAATTTTTCAGCAGCGTCATAGTATCGGTTCATTAAAGTTTGAACCTCCACCATGAGTGCCTCTCAGATATACTGCCAAGCGACGTGATCCTCGTCGACATCTCATCTCAGATTGAGTCCTGAAGAACGGATTCAATCTTTGATAGGACGTGGATATGCTCCTTTTGGGGAGATGAACCAAATTAACAAAGTTCGAAGTCGACGGTTTAGGTGCCGAAACTGGGCTGTATAAGCCTTAGTTTTAGCCCTATAACCGTAACCCAGAATCGTTAAAATGGCCCCGAGAGGAAGAGAATGCTGTTTGACAAATTCACAGACCAATAAAGTGCTACTAAGTGTAGCAATAACTTCCTTAAATGGAAGCATGTCGGCTCTACCTGAAGGTGTAAAGAATTTCTTTGCAAATTCAACGTAGAACTTACCTTTACTGACTATGGACTTGGCTAAACCAGCTTTCACTCCAATCTCGTCCAAAATACGCAGATACTCCAGCGCAACATGCTTATTCATTATCACTATATCATCACCCAAGACTGCATAGTCTCGGAATGCTATAGGGATAATCGCCGCTTTATACTTGGCTTTCGCCCGATGAGCTGCTCAATGCACAATAGCATGGTGAGTTAAAGCCAGCATTGCTCAAGATGATAAGGCACCCATAGGTTGACCAACTGAATAGGTCACCTCGGATGGCAAATCACTTGGTAAATCAAAACTCCTTTCGGAAGGCGGTGGATACTTTACAGCGTAGGCTCTCTTAACTAATAGGTCAGCTCATAACTGAGCTGCTCTTTTGGCTTTGGGGAAACCTACTCAATTAAATACATGTTCCATTACCGGAACCTGTAGTTTAATTGGTAAACGATCCGTTGCCGCCGAAAGGTCGATAGAATAAAACCATCGCCCATTTGGGTCAATATGTTTTAGTCGATCGACCGGAGCAGTTTGATTAAAGGTCCCATCCATAGGTATCCCACGAAGAATCGTGAAGATAGCCAAATGGATAGGTCTCATAACCCATTGAGTAAATGGGTCTACCATAGCAAAGACTCTAACTTTACCCGCGGCCTCCTCCTTGAAACCGAGTTTTGCTAGTCCTCTTGCTACTCCTTCCTGAACTACATTACTGAAATCCTCTGTTTTGGATTTATGGTAATGTCAGTTATTGGAAGAAGCTCATCCTATTCTTTCCATCAAAGGAGGGAATCGCCCTCCAAGGTTGTAGTCGCTTCAAATTTGAAGGAATTCTTTTAAAGAATTCTTTAAATCTGGAGATGACTGCCAAGCCTTGGCAGATCGAACTAGACTATAGAACGACGACGAAACCGTCGAAGTTCCCATAATCTGGTCCTCAACTGTTTGGGGTCCCGACTTTAAGATGGGGAATGGGGATGGCTGAGGCAACTCAACTTTTGAGCTAGGAGTAAAAACCTTCTTAAGAGTCGGAAAAAAGATAGATTCTAGGAACGATTCTCATCGTCCCATGTATCTATCCGTAATATCGGTTCCTGGGTCGGTGATGGTTGAGAAACTCAACTTACCCCGAAATTCCAGGATTCGATACATTCCTAAGAGAGTCATCCAGAGTTTCAGACACTGAATGTCTCCCTCTCGAATTCTTCTTCGAGCTCCAGATGGTATTATCCTAGGCATCCCAGCTTTTGTCCGACTAACACGGCGTTTTAATTCCGTGATGTCGGCAACCTTATAACCAGCAATAGATTGCTGTAAGAGCACTTGGCAAGATTTCAGGTGCAGGACTGCACCCTTTTCTCCCTGAGTTCTCATAAGGAATCTCAGCCGGGAACAGAAGTGGCCAATTTGCCTGACAGTACTAGGCTTACAGTGGAAGAGGACTCCACGGGATGCTTTAATAAGTCATCCAATGAGTCCCCGACCCATATTTCTATGGATCAGACCTCTAATGGCATCCGTATTCCTTCCAATCAAGGTGCTAAGAGTCAACATTGTATTTTTGACTCCTTCGCTTCTTCCTTGGAGGCTTGCGCCTCTCCACGAATCGTGTGAGAACTGTCAAATTGACAGATGTCTCGTTACGGACAATGGAGCAATGTTAGCTGATAAAACTTCGTCATTTCACATGACGCGGTAAATTAGTTGACGTTGAACTCTATTTTTCATAATATTTGTTATTAGAATCTCAACGGTGTCTTTCTCATTCAAGGAGGCTTTACAGTCTTTAACCTTAACCAGGTTCCTAGACTCACGTCTAGTATAGTCTGGATCGAGCTCTCGCTCTAGGCAATACTTCCGTAAAAAGATCTCCACATTGGCATTGCAGCCAATGATAAGATTGAACCCTGAGATAGGGCCCTTTCGGGGGCATCCTAACCAATTTCAATGGTAACTGATACAAATATGTATGAACCGTAATGCTACATTATCGCAACTCTTTCAGAGACGGATTCAAGGCTTGAATGAAGTAATTAATGAACTAATAATAGTTAATTAACACTCCAGGCAAGCGCCATTAGACCCGCTTTCCTTCTTTGCAGAAGGGGCGTAAGTCCCCTATGTAAGGACTATTGTCTAATAGCCCGGTCGAAGTTCCTTGTACTTTGCTTATTACACAAAGCCCGGAAAATTACCGGCAAGAACCGCGATAAGCGGTTCTTACATAATTGGCGCAGAGTTAAGCTCTAAGGAGATGTCCCAGATGTACAATGACACTTGAGTCACACTCCAGTAGAGACAAAACTCTACTTGGAATTTCCAATTCACC